TAATCCCTGACCTAACAGTTGTAGTTGTTCCGTCAGTTAAATTATAAACTACATCACCTGGAACTACATAGGTAGAAAATTTAAACCCCGTATCAATTACTTGATTTAAAGAAGTTCCGTCAGATGTTGTCGTTCCAATTCCTTGTGAGCTAAATGCATTACGTCCAGTAGAAACTTGAGGAGCATAAATTTCATATGTCGAATCCTCCGCAAAATTAGTGAGGGTGGTCATCGTTAAAGTAGTCGCATCAACAATAGCAGAAACAATGCCCACTGCCGAGGTCCGAGTAACAGTTGAAGTAGTATTGTGAACTAAATCCCCAACTCTTACATAGCCTAAATCAAAATTAGCCGCAGTGTCAACTAATTGAATCGGACTAGACGTAGCGGCTGCGGTTCCAGCAAAAACTTTTACTGGGATAGGAATTCTTATTAATTGAGGCATTTCAAAGATATTTTGTCAAAGATAAAGTAAAAAAGAAAAGCACCTATTCAAGGTGCTTCTCTAACATTTTAAGGATTTCAATTCCGTCATCAGATTGTAAGTAAGCTGCGATAGCTGACTTAGGGTCTTCACCAAACGGAACAGACATCATACGTTTCTTGTTGGTCTTCAAATTAAAGTGGACATCGCGTCCGTTATTGCGAAGTCCCAATAAATTCTTTTCTAGAAATAAAGCCACCTTGCCAAACATATCCAGCGAAGGGTCCTCTAAAGCATCTAGGAAATCTTCTGGGTAGCGTTTAGCGAGAATTAAAATATCGCGCTTAAGCTCCGAAGACGAAAGTTTAGAAGGGTCAATTTCTAGTAGTACACGAGCGACCATTTCCATTTCGGTAAGGTCCATCTTACGTGCAGCAACTAAAGCGTCAGCTTCCAGGACCATATAGTCTAGCTCTTCTTGAGCGTCCTTTTCCTTATCGACTTCAGAAAATGCCGAACCTGAATCAGGATGTAGGCTTAAAAAATGTTGTAGTACCTGGTTTTCTCTAGGTACAGAAAGGAACCCGTCTTCAAAGACGATTGGTTCTAAAATAAAGTTTCCGTCTTGCTCGTCCTCGAAAGGCGTTTTTTGATTGCGAGCATAGCGTAAAGCGCGATTGACTTGTCCGTCAAAATACATAAGCGGCTTACGAGCGGTATTGCGGGAAGACAGCGTAAAAGTTAACGGTGCCACATCGCGGTTGAGTTTGTAGACCTTGTCTACAATAGGATTTGAATTTTTCATTCGATTGAATTTAAAGTTTAAAAAGAAAAAGGGAGGAGGTTTTACTGCCCCCTCCCTTTCAGAGATTAGTCACGGAACAAGAAGAAGTTGTTGGCACCTAAAGTGCAAACAGCTCGTTCAGACAAGAAATTAACTTGCATCTTATCGATAGAGCTATTTGCTGCTCCACCAGCAGAACCAGTAATCCAAGTCTTGTAACGACGGTCTTCAGTTTCTGAAGCGCGGTACCGAACGTGAAGGAAAGGTCGCTTAGCATTCTTACCCATAATCTGGTCGTATACGGTTGTTGAACCAGCTGGCACCAACAAACCATCTACTTTACCCGAATGAAGACCACCACGCATAGTTGGGTCGTTCAAGTACTTCCAGTCAGACTTATAGAAGTCATAACCACGACGGAAACCACGGAAACCTAGGTTCAACGCCATCTCTTCGTCATTGTCAAAAAGACCGTAAGAAGTACCACCAGCTCCGTAAGAGTTCTGAGCAGCCAACATATCATCAATAGCAAATGAGAAGTCACGGTTAACGAAGATTACATTCTCTTCGATAGAACCCTGCTTATCCAGTCGCTGGATAATAGTGTCAAACTCAGCCAATGTACTTGGGATACCTTGGAATACATTTCCTCGAGTATTTACTACATAGAAGATTCCGTCAGAACCAGCATCTGTACTTCCAGCGCCGCCACCAGTAGCAGAATTAGCAGCAGGGCTAAGCTCAGCCAATGCTCCAGAACCAGCTACAGCAGGTACAGCTTCAATCATAGCAGTCTCCAAGTAGTCGTCAAAACGAAGACGTGTCTCGTGCTCAGACTTCAAATACCATAGGTATCCAGTAGCTCCGTTCTCGGTAGTTACTTCAACCCATCCGATTTGAGCCATATCAGAACCATTAACACTATAAGTGTCCTTCAAGATAATAGGCTTATTCTCAAAGAAGTTGTCTTGAGCTTCTAAAGAACCAACCATTGTATCTGTTCCCTTAGCAAACTCAGAACCGTATACAAATACAGTACAAGTAGTGTCTTGAGGAAAGTTTTGAGTAGCCTCGTAGTACTTTACAGAAAAAGTAAAGGTACCACCTGCTCCACTAGGAGTGCTCGAACCTGTAGTTACAACGGCTTTATTGCTCAATGTTGATGCGCCTGCGTTAGCAGAAATCATAACGGTTTGACCAACTCGCAAAGCAGCTGTTGTAACACCAGCAGGTAGAGTTACAGTAAACGTGTGCTCACCAGCTCCAGCAGGTCCTGTGTCAGCATTACAATTTGTATACTTAGTATGCAAACGTCCTTGCTCAGCCCATTTGATAAGGTCAGAGTTAGAAGGCATCTCCGCTCCTACCATACGTAAGAATCCAGAAACAGTACGGTTACCGTAACGCTCGAATTCTTTCTCGTAGGTATCAGGAAGATACTGGTTTAAGAAATTAAAATTAGTAATGTAGTTCGTTTCAAGAGCTACTTTACTTGGTGCTGGATTCAAATCGAATCCAGGGGTTGTTGCTACAGCCATTTTTTTTGTTTTAAAATATTACACTCGACGGGCGCTCTTAATTTTGAGGCCACGTCCCGAATCGGAACTTACGCTCCGAATTTGCACCCCATCCTTATTAGCTGTCTCAGGTACTCGCCGCGAATCCATATTAATATTTTTGGACTTACGACTTATATCTTCGACGCCATCAGACTTGCCCTGCTCATAAAAGAACTCGGCAAATTTAGAAGGATTCATTGCCACGCTTAAAGCCTTGTGGTATCCCGCAGCGTCTTTAATCAACCCGTCATCCCCTATAAACTTATTTACGAAGTTCATAATATCTAACTGAGCCGACTTTAAGTCGCTAGCGTTGCCTGGATTAAAAGTGACGTCCTTCTCTCCGACTGCAAATTCAAAACCTTTGAATTTATCAGAAAAAACTTCGTCAGTTTGTTTCCGAAACCACTCGTTACGACGAGTGTTCTCTTGTTGGACACTACTAGACTCTTTCACGTATTGTTGATAGGCTTCAAAGTTCTCCTTCTCTTCTCCAGACAACGGGTTACCACTTGACTCAAGGGGTACCTTATATTGCTCTTGAAGGTCAGAAAAATATTTCTTGGCCTTATTAACCACCTTTTTCTTAGCTACTTTTTGCTTACGTACAAAAGACTCCTCATCGAGGTCTTCATCATAAGCTAAGTCTTCTACCATACCCTTTACATCGTCGGCATCTAAGCCTTCTTCAGTAGCTAGGTAGTACTCCGCTAAGAGAGTATCTGTGTCGACAGCGTCATAGTCTTTGTTGAGTTCAACAAAATCTTTAAGGCCGCGACCAGTTTCTTTTTTGAAACGGAAATAAGCGTCTACATCTTCAGGAAGTTCTGGAGCGTTATTACGCTGCTCCAAAAGCTCGTCTAAGTTATTGACCTCTTTTCCGTATCGGTCTTTTAAGAAAGAAAGAACTTGCTCTTCATCTAAATCAGAAGAGATTTGTGTCGGTTCCGACACAATTTCCTCTACTACTTCAGGTAAATTCTCATCACTAAATTGAGCTTCGTGCTTTTCAAGAAGTTCTTGCTCTATTTCAGCAGTAGATTTTTCTTCCAAAGCTCCTAGGTCTCGTACTTTAATTTCCATTAGATTTAATTTGTGCGAAGATAACTATTTTAAAATCCTTCATCGTGGGTCAAATTCAGCAAGGTCGAAGCCATCTAGGCTGTCCTCATTGGATTCAAAATTGATGGGAGGTAAGTTATTCTTACGCTGATTGATTAGTTTAGACTGCTCTGTATTTTGCTGGCTGATACGCTTGCCTTTAGCATCTTCTCGCATATCCTCTCTTCCCGCAATTAGCTCTTCATCAAGTCCCTTAAGCTGCATATTAAAGTTAAACTCCTGCTGCATAAGTTGGTTTTTCAGCTGAGCCTCCATCTGCATACGCTCGATATCGAACGCTACTTCGGCCTGCTTTACCTGAACTTTTTGTTGCCCTTCGGCCTGGATTTTCATCATCTCAGCATCGGCAGCAATTTTTTGAGACTGGAACTGCTGCTGCATCTGTGTTTGTTGCTGCTGCAATTGCATAGCCTCCTCGCGCTCCTGCTTTTTCTTACGCTTCAACTTAAGAAGTTGGTTGGCAAGTTTAATATTTCTAATCTCCCGAATATCAATGGCATCCTCTAAGTTGATGTCATTTTTAGAAAGCGCCATTTGGATATTTTGCTCCAGCATAGCCTTCTGTTCTTCATCAGGAGCTACTTCAATAAATACCCCGAAATCATAGATATATAAATCTTTGATATCGTTAAGGATAGATACATTGTACTTGCCGATTTGATTTGAAAACTCTTCTTTAAAATCAGCGTACTCCAATATATCAGCTACTCGGCACGAAAGGGCTTCGGCCATAGACTTAAGGATATAAAGGCTTCCGTCTAAGATATGACGTGTAGCGACATTAGAGTTTAAAGCCGCCAACTTCTGTACACCAACTAAAGCGTAGGGGTCTGGTGTAGAGCCATCACGCGCTTCGTTAAGACCCGTTATATCACGTATCATACTGAGATAGTGATTGTAGTTGCCGATAAGAGCACTAATCTTCGACTGTCCCGAGTTACTGGTAAGCTGCTGGATAGGAACGCGGGCGTTATTAAACTCGCCGTCCTGGGTATAGCTTCTACCTACAACACTACCTGTCTGGAAATATAACCGCAAAGCATCCTCTGGGTTATATGCGTTACCCGTACCTAGGTCGACTTCGTTAAGTCCATCGGCATCGATAAAGACACCGTCAGGGACAATACGAGACATCACCTGCTGTAACTTAAGGTGCGTAATTTGTATCTGGTCAGCTAAAGGAATCATACGACGAACTAACGACTCTATATTTCCTTTGTACATACGAGGCGCACACGCTACGTAATTAGGAACTGCATATTGAGATGCCGATTTAGGTCGGACCATATTTTCTGCCATCTCCCACTTAAGTAGGATACTGGTTCCCATAACCATAACACCCTCATACCATACATCGATAGTCTTTTCGATTTTCTCAAAACGACCCTCTTCCATCATCTCATCTGGCGGGTTGAATGTATCGTCTTTCTCGATAACCTTACTTCCGCCCGTTTCGTTAATCTTCTTCTTATAGACAAACTTCTTAGTCGTCTTATAATTAAAATACATCAGCGTAGCGGTATCACGATAGAACATATCGTTTTGATAAAGCTCCGCTACGTTATAGTAATCATACCAACTTTGAGAATACTTAGAAATTTCCTCTAGGTCTTCCCTGGTAAGGGTAGGGTCGATTTTAATCAACTCTGTAATAGCTACCGTTTTAATCTCACCCCAGTAAAAAGTATCTTTAAAGTATGGGTCTTCAGTATAGCTGTATACCACATTAGCAGGGTCTACATACTCTACCCTTACCCCGTCTCCCTTTAAAAACTCGTGCTTTGCAATGCCAATGCCTAAAGTAGTTAGGTCATAGTCTACCCGTTGGCGTGTCTCGCTATAATGATTTTGGTCCAACAACGTATTAATCGCCGTCTCTTCTGCAATTTCAATAGCAGGCTTATAGTTAAGCTGCATATAAAGAGATAGCTCTTCATCGCTATTGGGTAAATCGTCAGGAGCTACTGTAAAGGGGTCAACGCCAAAGTCTTGCTGAACCTGTAGTAATAAATCTTTAGAGACCATCTGGGCCTCTATCATATCCTGGTATTTACTGCGTTTAGCAGAAGACATAGCATCCTGAGCATATGCCTTTACATCAAACAACCTGTCGGACATACCGTTAACTACAATATCAACAAACTTAGGTATGATAGGAATAGGTGTCCAGTCTAAATTGAGATACGAAAGGTCACCATCTGTAGATAGCTCGTTTTTGTATTTTGCTACCGATTGCTCCCCACGAGAGTACAGGCGTAATCGATTAAATTCTCGCCATTGGCTATAGAATCTACAACTGTTACCATCTCTTTTAAACCACTCATACTGAATGGCTTGGCCTACTTGGATTCCAAACTCACTACTTGCTTTTTCGGAGTCAGAAACAAATTGAGTAGGGAACGAGGTAGATGCTATATTGACTTGAACATCTCTCATTATTTAACTAGTTCGCTGATGTTTCCACGGTTGTTGTATCTAGCAAAGGTAACAGATATTTTCGATTGCTTTTCTTCGGGTTGATATACGTGTTTTTGATTCGCCATAATTGCCAATCCCGAACTGATAGTAGCATCAAATTTTGTCCTGTTATTGATATCAAATTTAGCCCAGTCTTCTAGCGTTCGAGTAAACGGCATCACTCCGATATCCCCTGCCGAACGATAGGTTCCTTCTAAATCTATACCGATATGTTTTTCAATATACGATTCTATAGCAGAAGCGTGAGATTGCTTAACGTCCTCAGAGCTATTGGGTATACCTCCAAGTTCTTTCTCTGTTTTAGAGAGTTTATTAAACTTCTTGTCGGGACGGTTCATAGAGAACTTTCGATAGCCTCTATGTTTAAAATGATAGAGAAGCCTTGGTTTATTATTCTCCGTTAGGATAGGCATACCATAGAAAATACAGGCCATTAGTACCTCTTCAAAAAATATCTCCGCCGTTTGAGGACG